CACAGCATAGCTTTGATACCGATGCTGCTGCAGGTGTAAACCTTGGTAGTATTGGAGCTACTGAGACTTTTGACATTGAGTCAATTCGTAAAGCAGTAGAAATTCTCCAAACAAACAATGCTCCTAAATTCTTAGGTGACTATTATGTTTGTTTTGTTCACCCACACCAAGCTGCTTATTTGAGACGAGATCAAGATTGGGTTAATGCTCATCAGTATATTGGTACTCGCAATCTCTTCAACGGTGAGATTGGTCGTTGGGAAGATGTTATCTTCATCGTTACTACTCACGCTCCAAATGGTGCGGCTGTTGCCACCGCTCCTGGTTATGATGCTACACTAGATGCTACAGGTGA